GGCGGACGCCTCGTTCCAGAGCTCGATGATGAGCTACGAAGCCCAGGCACAGGCGCTGCAGGCGCCCCCCGAGGGGGCGTCGTCGCCTGCTGACGCCACGCCCCAACCCGACACGCCTCCGCGCACCGACACCTTCGACCTTTACGAAGCCCACGGTCTCCGCATCCGCGTCACCCACAGCGAGGGCGACATCCGCGCCGGCCACCTCGTCGGTCCCGATGGCCAACGCACCGACTCCAGCGCCGCTGCGCCCTTGATGGTGTTCGGCCCGCATCGCACCAAGGCGTACAAGCTCTACCGAGCGAGGTTCGACGGAGCCGACGGTGCCCTGATCGATGGCCCCTACGTCACCGGTTTCGCCTCGATGCGCGCAGCCAAGCAGGGACTGGTTGCTCTCTTCCCTCGACAGAATGTGGCAGGGCTCTCCCCTGTCCCTGAGGGTGATCTCGAAGCCCTCCGCGCCGGTTGGGAGCAGTACTGATGAACAACACAACTCCCGAAGGCTTCCGGACCGCGTCGTATCTCGAGGCCAAAGCCCGCCTCGACGCCCGCAAGACCACACGCAACGTCCAGTGCAACCCACCCAACGTTCGTTGCGGCAATCGTTGTATTCCCCCGAGTTGGGACTGCCGGCTCAAGGGCCAAGGCACTGATCCTCATCTGCGCGCCGTCAAAACCGATCCCCTCGGCGGCCTCGCCAACATCCAACGTGGCTTCGGTCGAATCACCCGAGGCGTGGTCAAAGGAAATTTCTCCGAGGTCGAGGGCGGCAAACGCGCCATCATCCGCGGTGCCGTCAAAGTCACTCCCGGCAACATCCAGCAGAAGAAAGAACTCCAGAAGAAGCTCGAAGAGCGCACCCGCGCTATCGGCATTGGCCTAGCTGTCGTCACCGGCGGCCTCGGGATCCACGCGATCCTGATGAAGAGCAACACCTTCGGTTACCGAGAAGGCGTAGGCGCCAACATCAACAACTCGGTCCGACTCGGCATGAGCCGTGTGTTGGACGCGACTCCGATCATCGGGGCGAACCGTGCCCGAGTACGCGCTCAAGTGCAATCGGGGATCGAAGCCCAACTTCAAAGGCAGGCCAACCCTGTCGAATCTGTACTGACAGGCCAGCTCGCACGGACGACACCTGCCAAAGCAGATACTGACGCGAGGTCAAAACTTGTCGCAGCCCTTCAGGTTGTCAACAACGACAATCGGGGCGCTAAATCCAGCTTTGATGACTGGAATAAGGAGCACCAAAGGGCCTTCTTCACCACGACCAAGCACGAGAGTGGAGTTGGCCTTGGTCCCCGAGAGGAAGGCAACGTCTTTGCTCGCCCTGCTACTGATGAGTTCCTGACGCGTCAGTTTAACCTCCAAGGCGATGACACGCTGACTTCAAAGTCCATCAAGGACGCTGTTCAGCGCCAACTTACTGATTACAAGAGCTCTCTTCTTGATCTCGCCCAGCAGCAGGGGTTTTCGGTAACAAATACGCGGAATGGGCGCGTTATAGCCGAGAAGGATCAACGTGGCTTTATTCAAGGCGTTGTCAACTCCACTTTGCCAAAGGGACAGGGCTCTCCCTCTGTGCGTAGCGCACTGACAAAACACCTTGAAGACACCCTGACCCTCAGTCCCAAAGGGCGCACGGATGCTCTCTATCGAGATACTTACAAAGGGTTCGATGAGTTTTACAAATCCCAGGGCTCCGTCATTACCAACGTGACGCAAAGCACGCGCATGACAAAGGCTCTGCGTGCAACGGGGGCAGAGGAGACCATGCTCAACGGAACCATGGCCCGCTCTCAGTACCTACTGGGCCTGACACGTCCTGGCCAACGAGTCCAAGGCCCAGCGCACGCTGAGCTGGTTCTTAGGGATTACCACGCCGAAGTAACTGGCACCGGTCCGCGCCGGATGTACACCGTCACCGACCGCCTCGCGATAGCGGCGGCCTCCGAGCTGGAAGGACGCACAGTTAACAAGGGAGAAGCATTCCAAATCCTTGAACGGGAGGGCTTTACGAGAGCCGTACCAACAAGAACAGCCTCAACCGCGCGAACTCGCCCCGTGACCGAGGGTGAAGCGGTCTACGCCTTGATGCGTGAAAACCCGGGCATGACGCTCCAAGCCGCGCGCCGCGAAATCAAACGCCGCCGTGGCGACGAAGACGACTTTTCCCCCGAGCTTGTCCGCACAGCCACCTACCTCGCCGCCCGCGCCGACTTCAAGGAGGGTGGCCGCCTGGGAAAGCCCTGCGGCGCCTCCCACATCCCGAAGGCGCATGAGTGCCGGAAGGGCCAAGGCGCCCCTACCCCCGAGAGTGATCAAAAACGCAAGGCCGCAACCATTGCTGCTGTCGCCGGCGGCGTAGTCGCCATCGCAGTCGCCGGAAGCGTCGCTTACAACCTCAAGACCCTGAGCGATCCGACGAAGTCTCCCCTGACTCCGAGCCCGGGTATCAAAGACCTCGTCAAGTCCATGAAGCAAGAAGCCGGCACCAAAAGTGCCAGCGAAGCCATGGGCTACTACTACACCAAAAAATCCGGCCTCAAGCCGGGCGACGTGGTCTACTTCCGCAACGAGAAAGACCCCGCCGCGCACTTCGGCATCTACCTAGGAGAAGGGAAGGACGGCAAAGTCCGAGCCGTCATCGCCAACACGAACAAGTCGCGCTTTAGCTGGACCGACGTTGCCGAGATCGGCGCCACCAAGCCCGGCCTTAAGACCTCTCAGGCCCTCATGACGCCCCTGGTGAAGGCCCCCGACCCCAAGTTCAAAGCCACAACAGGTACTCCCTTCACCAACGAAGAAGTCGTCAAGCGCGCCATCCGCATCGCCGGAACTGACTACAAGTTCTCCTTGACTAAGGACAACTGCGAAGCCCTTGCCAATGGCATCGCTTACGGCGTCCCCGAATCCGAACAGCTCCAGCGGTTCCGTCGCGCCACCCGCGCCGTGGTCGACGTCGGTGTTTCTCGCGGGCAACGCCGCGAAGGTCGCGAAGCCATCTACCAAGGTCGCGCCCAAGGCCGGAGCTACACCGCCACCGAGTTCGTCACCTTCCTCCAAGGCCAACGCGAATTCAGCTCCCCGGCAGGCAAAGACCTTGCCAAGCAGTACGCCCAATACTTCGAGGGCTCGCGCCTTGATGCGCAGCGCGCCGGCAGTGGCTTGATCAGCCCCGAAGAGCTTTGGTCTCGCATCAAGTCCTACGGCCCGGCGATGCGGGCTCAGGCCATGGCGGACTATCTCCTGATCCAGCGCTCCTTTGTGGAGATGGCCCGTGGACGTCGTTGAGCGCTACAACCTGCTCCTTCGCACCACCGAGGACGGCTCGCTGCGCCTACTCAACAAAGTCCTCGACCAAGCCTTCAACCGCCTGGTCCGCCGAGCGCGGGTTCACATGCGCGCGGGTTATGCAGATCCTGCATCGCGCAACCTCGCCCTTCTGCAGGAGTTCCGTTCTCTCGTCCCGGCTTACCGCCCTGATCGGGTGGATGCGTACGACCGACTGTTCCGTGGCTTAGTAGGAGAAGCAAGCGGGCGAGGCGTTGAAGTCGCCACGGATCTCACTGCACAAATGCGGCCGGGCCGCCCACGCATCGATGTTTCCATCCCATTGGAGGCGACTGTTTCGGCAGCGGCCCAAGCTCGTGGTTACCTGAACCGTCACGGCACCGACTTTGCCCAGAAGTCAGCCGAGGTAGTCGCGCAAGGCATCGCCGAAGGTCGCCCTACTGATGCCATGGTGCAAGACATGCGCTCTCGCCTCGGTGTCGTCAAAGCCCGCGCCGAAGCAATCGTCCGCACCGAATCCCTTCGCGCCTACAACGACGCCTCCAACACGTACTACGCCGCTCAGGGCATCGACCTTTGTATGTGGTACGCCACAGCTGACGACCGAGCCTGCAATATCTGCGCCCCTCGTGCCGGAAAGATCTACAAACGCCCTGAGATCAAAGCGCCTTGTCATCCCCGTTGCCGCTGTTACCTCGCCCCCTGGGATGCCGAGCTCGCCGCCATCGACCGGAACTACGCCAACCAACGCGAACGCCACGCCACAGAAGTCGCGAAAGCCTTCGCCAAAGTCAGCCCCGAGCCCGTGGACCTCAACCGCGCAGCAGTCTTCGAACAATTAGCGCCAACGCCCGTTGGATAGGGACGTGATTTATCTCGTTTATGCAACGTCCATAAACTGACCGTATCCGGACTTGGGCGGACGCGCCCTGTAGCCATGCCCGCCGCCACCAAGAAACGCCCACCCCTTGAAATGGAGCCCGGCGAGGGCAAGGCGCACGAAAAGGCCGAATCCAAGTCTGAAGAGCTACGCGAGGGCGCCGAACCCGACGACATGCCCAAGGGCAAGGGCGGCACGAATCGCAAGCGCAGCGCCAAAGGCGCGAAAAACACCAAGGCCCCCATGGACGGTGACTGCGGCTGTGGTGGCAAAAAAGGCGCTTCTTGCGACGGCAACTGCGGCAGCTACGCCAAAAAAGACCGCAACGACTCCCTGACCCCTCAGGAGTACCTGACCGCCTGCGAACTCGGGATCCAAAATCGCAGCCGCACCTACATCCGCGCCCGCCTCGACGCCACCGAGCGCCTCGACCTGAAGTGCGGAAAAGGCAGCATCTCCGAGGGTGAAAAGTGTCACGTTGGCCCCGCCCAGAAGGTAGACCCGAGAGCTGCGGCAAAGAAAGAGTTCCGCACTCTTATGAATGACCCTATGGCGGCCAATCGATTCAACAAAGCGAGAGGCAGCACCAAGGGGATCGGCAACAAAATCAAAGCCACCGGCGAGCTTGCAGCACAAATCGGAGGCGGTGCTGCCGTCGGTTTCGGTCTAATGCAGACCTTTGAAGGTGCGATGAGGGGCAACCTGGGCGAAGTGAGCCGTGGCTACCGCAATGCGCAGCTCGGCGCCTCCGCGCTTCAAGTAGCAGCCGCAAGCAAGGCCTCTCGCATGGGCAAAAAAGAACTCTCCAAAGAATTCCTCAAGAGCGCGGGGCGCAACGCCGCTATTGGCGTCGGCCAAGAAGCCGCAATCGGAGCATTTGCAGGGTTCCAGCGCACTGGAGGCTTGGCCGGACTTCGCCGTCGCACCCGTAGCGCCTATCAAGGCGCTCGCATGCGCACCTCTGGGATGCGCTCCACACCTAGCGGCACTGGTTGGGCTTCGTCAGCGTATGACCGTCCCCTCAACGGTCGCCGCGACTCCGTCTACGCCGCTGGCTTCTCCCCCGAGCTCGACCAACTCGCGATCTAAGTCGTGGCCTTAACTCCCGCCACCCTGCGCCTCGACGCCCAAGGCCGCCCCTGCGGCCAAAGCCACATCGCGGCGAGCAAAACCTGCCGCCAAAAGGGCTCTTTCCCCGCCGGCAAAGCCATCGCCGCCGGGCTTGGCGTCGCTGCGCTCGGAGCCGGGGCCTACGCCATGACCCGCCGGGGCAACTCTCCATCGACTGGAGTCAGCCCCTCGAGCCCTCCGCGTCTCCCCGGCTTAACGCCTCGCGGCCTTCTCAAACCCGCACCTCCACGCCAATCCAAGACCCAGCGCATGCGGGCCAACACCTCAGCCGCAGTGCGCAAAGCCGAGAGTGCCATCGCTCAAACGGCTCGCGAGGAAGTTCGCCGCCTCGGCCAGATCGGCAACACCATGGCTGCTACGGGTGAAGCCACCGGTATGGCCGTCAAGACCGGCCTCCGTGAACTCCGTCTCCGCACCGAGGCCGCTCGTCGCAGGTACGAACCGGGCTACCGCTCGCCGGATCAGCGTCGCCTGACCGGTGGGGTCCAAGCCGCGCTTCCTCAAACCACCCCCGAGCGTGAGGCCATCCCCATGAATCCCCGCACCGGCCAACCGCGTCGACGCAAGGCGCAAGGCTTTGGCCGGCGCGACAACTACATCCAGCACTACGCCCCTGTTCAACTTCAACCTCCAACTCGCCGCGACGCCTGCTGGGAGGGCTACGTCCAAGCCGGCATGAAGCGCAAAGGCAAGCGCCAAGTGCCCAACTGCGTCCCTGCTTCTTCCGGTCTCAGTAAACCCCGCGCACAGCGCGACACCGAGGACGGCAAGAAATACGCCAAAACCGTCACCAACCCTGAAACCGGTCGCAAAAACACCGTCCGCTACGGCGCCAAGGGCTACCGCATCGCCCCCGGCACCGACAAAGGCGACCGCTACTGCGCCCGCAGCTTCGGCGACATGAAGTCCGAGGGCTACGACTGCTCCGGCGCCGAGCGCAACACACCTCTTTGCCTCTCGCGGGCGAAGTGGAAGTGCAGCGGCAAGACCTCGCGCCGATGATCGACGTGAAACCGGCCAAGCTGCCACCTCACGCCTACACCCGCATCTGGTTCTGGAACCGCGCGGGTGCTCAGACCCTTCTCTGCCCCGTCCACGAAGCCCAAGACATCAAGAACCGCCTGATCGCGCAAGACTGTGTGGTGTGGCATACGGAGGTGTACGGCGCCTAGATCCCATCAATCAAAGCGTGCAGCGAAACGCCATAAAGCTCAGCCAAAACAAACAACTTTGAAAGCGGGATCTCAACTTCTCCCTTTTCTAGCCTGCTATATGCCGCTTGACTCACAGAAAGCGCCTCTGCAACTTGAACCTGTGTCAGCCCAGCATTATCCCTTAAGCCTCTAATACGCCGGCACAACACCAACTGCCTGTGAATCGCCACAGAGCTTTATTCGCTTACCGTTTAAGGCTACTCATTACACCCAAACGCCGTAATGTGGTGCCATGGAAACATCTGTTTCTCGCTACGACTTCGCGCCTATCACAGGTAGCGAGACCACCGACGAGGGTTACCTCCGAGTGTGGTGTCGTGCAGCGCGGACGGGCACCCAGCTCTACCGCCGCGCAGATGGATCCCAAGTCCGGGAGTACCGCCCTCCTGAGGAGGTCAGTAACCCTGACTCCCTCTCCACGTTCGGCATGAAACCCGCGACGTGGGGTCACCCCCCGGTTCTTCTCGACTCGGCGAACACCAAGCAGTTCCAAGTTGGCTATTCCGGTAGCCAGGTTCGGTACAACGACGGTTTCGTCGAAGTAGCCCTGGTCATCACCGACCAGGACGCCATCGAGAAGATCAAGCGCAAGGACGCCACCGAGGTGTCCGCCGGCTACAAGGTCGACTTCGACCCCACCCCCGGACTTACCCCCGAGGGCGAAGAGTACGCCGGTGTCCAGCGCAATATCCGGGTCAACCACATCGCCATCGTCCCCCGTGGCCGGGCTGGCCCGGAGGTACGCCTGCTCATGGATCGCATGGATGCGCTCGACGCAATCTCCATCGACCCTGACTTGATCCGCGAGAGCGGATCGGCGCTCCAGCCCTGTACACATGCATCTCCCGTTATGGCCACCGTCAAACTCGACGGCCTGGAGATCGATCTGCCCGCAGAAGCAGCTAGCGCGGTCCAGTCCTTCGCACGGGACATGGAGCGCCAACTGAAGTCTGTGATCACTGAGCGCGACGAGCTCTCCAAAAAGCTCGACGCCCATCAAG